TACGAACTTCTGAATTGTAGGAACTGACACGCTTTTGTTGGCGTATTCCATAAGGAAGCTCTTAATGTTTAAGTAAGTGTAGCGTTTCTTTCTTAGCTCCTTAACTATTTCAATGTAAGGATCTAAGATGCACGTTTGTTTTTTATTAGTAGGTAGCTCTTTGGCTATTTGTAGTATTTTATCTATATTCATTTTAAAAAAATGAGGGCTAGCGACTTCCCCAAGCCACTAGCCCTCTGAGTACTTGTTAACCTAGGCTTTGCTGTTTGACCTAGTCTCAATCTGAATGGTTAGTCCAGAACCCAACTCCCCCAGAGTTTTGCTCTGATCTAAAACTACACCATTTAAGACGGCATCTGAGTTCTCCCCATGCTTTAGGATTGCTCGATAGTTAGCGTCCGCTAATAGTGATCCGATTGTTGTACTAGAGTCAGCTTCGCCTGAAATGCTACGGCTGAGTCCATGTTGTAGAGTGAATGTAATCATTTAGTTTACCTCCTTTCCAGCTAGAATGTGTTGTGTTAATAAGAAGCAAATCATATTGCTTAGTGGGCGCATCTCTTTGTCCGCTTGCTCTTGAATTAAGGCGTGAGTGCGATCATCTAGTGTTAACATGACCTTCTTTGATTCTTGTTTTTCTTTTTTGTCTGACATGATATTGTTAAGGTTATTTGCTCTGAAGAGAGCGAGGGACGAGAGATGGGTTTTTCTTTTCTAGCTTTTTGATTATCTTTTTAATCTTATCTGCGTTTTGAGATTGAACATACTCAGTCCATCTTCTTGCCATTCGTTTAGCCTCTGCTTCTGTGTCAAATAATATTGGCCAATCTGGTAGTGGGTCTTTCTTTGATAGTCTGGGTCCTATTGGTGCATGATTAGTCTCCCCCAATACTATTTTCCAAAGCCCATTATCAGGGATGGCTACGCATATTGATTGATGTATTTTGTTCATTTGGCTCAGAGGTTCATCGGCTTCGCCGATTCACCTCTTTCGTTGTTCATTATCTCCATCCCCCTTATGACTCCTTTAGGAGTCATATATTTCTAGGGTTAATAGGGTTATGAACCCTATTGCATTTATTATTAATATTATATATGTCAACACTAACATGGTTACTCCTTTCTAGAATGGCACATCATATTCAACTGGATACCTTTCAGCTAATTGGGGTATAGCTTTATCAGGTATTTCGAACTCTACATAGTCTCTTAGATGCGTTTCTACTCTTTCGAAGTATTCAGCTATATCATCTTCATCCATTAGTTCACCATCATCGTATAGCCTGAACCTAGACCATCCCTCCCTACCGCTAGGGCCTGGCTTATCTTCTAGTCCATCATTAATCTCATTTAGTCCTTTTAGTATTCCATCTAGTCTACTGCTTAGTCTAGCTCCTTCCTCTTTCCAGTCTCTTTTCCTACTTTCTTTAAGGTCAATTTCAGCGTCTCTCATAGCTTTCCAACTACATATCACTGATCCTGCGCTTAATACTATTATTAATATACACATTGCTGTAATCATTTTACATTCCTTTCTTTATTTTGTTTACTCTATCATACTCTTTGCACCAAGCATCACTTAGAAACATACTTGGCACTTGCTCATATTCTCTCTCACTCATTCCTACAAACCTATCTTTATAATTCTTATATAGAACTTCTCTTTTATATGTCATCTTAGGCTCATCAGTTAAACCTCCAACGAACTCATGTGTTACACATTTTGGCATCCCATTCACATCTAGCTCAATCACTAGACCTTCTGTAGCTGTCATCAACTTACCATCTATCCATGCTTCAGTTACCATCCCATCTTCATTAAATTTCATATCCTCAACACTAATCATAGCTTCCTCTTGCTGAATCTCTCCTCTAATCGGACAAACTATTTTTAACTCTGTCATCACTTGCCCATCATTATCATAAGCTAACGCATGTCTTCCATATCCTAGCTCCTTCTCTATCAGTCTCTTATCTTCTCTAGATCCTATCTTATTTAAGAATCTTTTAACTTTATCGTGATCTACATTCATATCTTTTACTTTCTATTGAGGGGTTTTCCCTTGGGGGTTTTTCGGCGCTACTGCACCACCCCCAAGGGAAACGTACCCGACACTCACTTCCCTTTCTCTTCTTTTATAGCTTTATCAATCTCATTCAGTCCGTCTACTGCACCCTTCTTTAGTGTATCCCAACTACCTCCAACGAATGCATAGCCTACAACCGCCCATACTATTAAGTCTGGATCTAGTGACATCTTTGAGACTACATACCACACACCTACCATCACCAGTAAGGCATTAATCTTCATACATTGCTTAACACACACAATGATGAATCCAATTATTTTGATACTATCCTTTAGAATATCCATTTGATTAAGCCTCCTTGCCAAGTTGATCACGTTTCCAGCTTTCAATCCTGTCTAGTGCTACATTTTCTGTTACTCCTCTTAGTGAGATATTTAGGATAGCCTTGTTTGGATCCTTATCTTCGAAGTTTAAGAATCCATTGATCACATACAGTCTATAGTTGATACAGCAGATTACATCCATTACTGGACTTTTAGGATTACCATTGTCTGGTCTCTCCCATGCCCAATATTGCCCTTCTTCTGGTCTACTGATCTCTCTATTGAACTCCCAGAACCATGATTCAGTATCTACTTTTAACTCCTTTTCCATGTTCTCAATCAATATTTCTTTGGGGATCTTCTGCTCTCCCGCTAGTCGTATTGTTCCTGTTGCTGGATTACTGTAGTCACTTATGACTCCATCCATGATATCACCAAACTCCCATGTCTGATTATAGTTATCTATTACATATCGTTTAGGTAGCCAATTATTGCCTTTCCTAACTTTCTTCTCACCCCATATACCTTTCAGTTTCAAGGGCTTCTTCCTGTTCCTTAATGCTTCCATTAACTCTTTGATTTGATCACTCATGTTATTTATATACTATATGATTATTTTTTTCACCCACCCCCCAAACTGCACTTGGGCGGATGAGCGTGGGAAGAGCACCAAGTGCCCAATTCTCTTTCTTTGCCTCCAACCCTATTGACCCTATCGCTTTTGATTTTAACTTAATACAAATAAACTCTTTAATAGAGCCATTTCTATTGATTTATTGGATTATTGCCTGACGTGTAACACTCTCCATTCTCATTCTCAAAGTTTTTAAGCCAATAGCCCAATAATCCAATAGACACCGCATTAATCCTATTATTCCCAAGCCTATTGTTCTCTTCTCATGGCCAATAGCTCAATAGTCTCAGTGATTCATGCCAATGGGTACATGTTAGACTGGTCTTTGTCTTTGTGCCTTTCATCATAGCTCATGCTTCGTTGCCCACGCTTCACCTTCACTACTGGCCATGCTTCAATTTAATTGATTCATTCCATTTTTTTCTTTTTACATCTCTCCTAATTGTTATTCTCTCCTGTCTATTTACTTTCCGCTATGTATAGTAGTATTCTATATATATCGAATGAAATGAGATGAGGTACCAGTTCATTAGCTGGCTTCCAAATCCCCCCCCCGACCCTGCTTCAACGGAACGGGTGAGCGGAATTGAACAAAAAAAAGCCGCGACCCACATCGTGAGCCGCGGCCATGCCAAGTGTAGCTACTTGACGCGCTTTGAAACCTGCGACACAATAGCTTTGAGTTTGTCGAGCGGAGCTGCGGCGTGATACCCAACGAGTTGCTGCTCTTGGCCATCTGGTAAGATAAGCGTAGAGACGGACTCGAAGAGCATAAACGAACCGACTTCGGCGAAGCGATGGGTTATTACGAGCTCCCAAGCAGGGAGGAGATCACCCTTCTTTAGGTAGGCATCCCTCTGCGCCTTAGATAGAATCGCTGGTCGTAGCTCCAAACGTGGAGGGTATTCTTTAGCGTTCTTAGCAGTCTTTGTAGTACTCATGTTAGTTCTTTCTTTATGGTTAACTTTTTTAGGCTCATGCCTTCGCACGCTGAACATCGGCTCTTAATCTAAGAACACAGCAGGAGACCCCAGGCCGATGGAAGACCGAGGTGTGAGAATAAAAAAGCGGCCGTACAACAGTGGAATCAGTACAACTGTGATAGTTTTCTGGGGGAGGGGGGGGGATTTGGAAGCCAGCTATATAGTCTCCCATTCCATTCTATGTGAAAAACGATTTTGAAACTTCCTTGACAGTGGTGTATATATATTTTTAACAGAAAATATGGAAGACCTGATCAAGAACTATGGTCTACCCACCGCATTACTAGTAGGTATTTCGGTATGGGCAGGACTCCTAGTAAATTTTTTAAAGAGCCTAATCACCAAAGAACTGGGCGAACTTAAGAATAATCAAGCTAAGCTAGCCCAAGAGCTAAGAAATGTGCAAGATGACACCTGTCGCATAGAATTAATGCTCAGATTGCAACATGACTATGCTTCGCATGGGGGCCCCACTCCCGAAATGAGTAGAATAGGCAAAGCAGGAACCGATGCAGACTTAACCTAATGCCAGAATTAAACGAAAACACTCAAGTTAAGGCCAACATGGCCTTTGCAATCAAAGTAATCATGGCCGTAGGCACGGCAGTATGGGGATATAGCGTAATAGAGCATCGAATTAGTGATGTAGAAAACGAAATAGTCCGAATGCAGTCCGACTTAATGCAAAACAGTGAGTTTAGGGTCAAGTGGCCAAGAGGCGAGCTAGGCGCACTACCAGATGACGCAGAGCAAAATCTTCGTTTAAGTTATATAGAAGAGCAAATCAAGATACTTTCTGCTCACGTAGATCAATTACGCCATGCCAGCAAAGAATCGAACTAAGGCGCAGAAAAACTTGCGAAATGCTCTTACCGAGTCAGTCGGCAAGGCAAAGAACACGATGCTGGGGAGTACACGTGTCAAGCCGACCGAAATGCGCGAAGCGCTAGCGGTATATTTTGAGCAGGCAAACTACGACCCCATCAAGGATTTGATAAATTTGGCGCAAAACGAGGAGATTCCTGCCAAGGAGAGGATAGGGATCCATAAGGAGTTCCTTAAGTACATGGCTCCAAGCCTTAAGAGTATAGATATACAACAGCATGTAGACGCCAACATTCAGGTAGTGGTTCGTAAATTCGGAGACATAATAGATATAGATGAAGAATCAAGTTGAGTTGCCATATGATTTTATACCCAGAGACTACCAAATGCCTCTCTGGAAGTATCTGGAGGGTGGAGGTCGAAAAGCGTGTGTAGTATGGCACAGGCGAGCAGGAAAAGATTTATTCGCAATTAATCGCATCGCTTGCGCGAGCCAAGAGAGAGTTGGCACTTATTGGCATGTCTTACCGACATACAATCAGGGTCGCAAGATTGTTTGGGATGGCTCCACAAAAGACGGGCGGAAGTTTCTTGATCACTTCCCCCGAGACTTAATTGCGAGTAAGAACAACACGGATATGCGTATTACCTTCAAGAACGGCAGTGTATATCAAGTTGTAGGAGCAGACGACCCCGATCGTTTGGTTGGGGCTAATCCAGTAGGGGTCGTCTTCTCCGAATATAGTTTGATGGACCCCAAGGTATATACGTTGATCCAACCGATCTTGAGTGAGAACGAAGGATGGTGTTTATTTATATTTACCCCACGTGGAAAGAATCATGGATGGAAACTCATGGAAGTGGCAAAGGAAAGCCCTGTTTGGTATGGTGAAGTGCTGGGCGTTGATACTACTGGCGCTGTACCACTTGCAAGAATTGACGAAGACAGGGAGGCAGGCATGCCCGAAGAGATGGTCAAGCAGGAGTATTACTGTAGTTTCGAAGCTCCGATCGTTGGAGCGTAT